TGGGTGGCGTGGGACTGCGCGAACGTGCCCGCAATTACTTGTTGAACAAGAACCAAAAGGTTTCGAGTAGCGAGTTGGAAGCAACCCGCGCACAGCTTGAAGAACTTAAGGCGCAGATGGCAATGCTCTTAGAGCAGCGCAAGCCTGGCCGACCGAGGAAAGAGAATGTCAACGACAACGATGCTGGAGTTAGTGCAGCAAGTAACTAACGAGCTTGGCGTTGCAACCCCGACAAGCGTAGCAGGAAACACGAATCAAGACGTTATCCAAATTCTCGCGTTGATGAACGCGAACGGATACGAGTTTCTTCGTCGCCACGCTTGGCGGGAACTGACAAAACAAAACGCGTTTTATACGCAATACATCACGACGACCGGCACTTGGACGACCGCAGCCCGCACGATCACAATGGCATCGACTGCGGGACTTGATACGACCTATCAGGTTCAAGGCACAGGCATCAATCAGAACACCTATATCGTTTCTGTAGACTCAGGAACGCAAGTCACAGTTAATCAAGACTTTTCTGCAAGCGCCGCAGGTGCTACGGCTTACTTTCAGAAAATCAAATACTCGCTTCCCTCGGATTACGAAAGCCTCGTTCCGCGCACGATGTGGGACCGGTCGAAACATTGGGAAATGCTAGGCCCTGAGGACGCACAGCAATGGGAATGGCTGCTGTCGGGCTATATCTCGACTGGCCCGCGTATCCGTTGGCGTTTGCTAGGTGCGTATTTTCAAATATGGCCGGGTATGTCTACGGCTGAATATCTAGGCTTTGAGTATCGCAGCAAGGGATGGGCGGCTGCGGCTGATGGGACTGTCAAGAACTCGTTTACTGCCGACACCGACACTTGTATCTATCCTGATCGGTTGATTGTCAATGCGACAAAGCTAAAGTATTTCGAGGCTAAAGGCTTTGATACCACAGCAATGATGCGTAACTATTTGACAGAGATGGAAGCAGCGAAGGCGCTCGATATGTCGTCTGCTAATCTGTCGCTCGCCCCGCGTCCGGGTACAGTCTTGATCGGTTACGACAACATCCCCGATTCGGGCTACGGTACGAACTGATGGCACGCAGCGCACGCCAACGCATGATGGTTCAAGGCACAGCCGCGCAAGTGGCTTCCTTGCCTGCGCCTATCGGTGGCTGGAATGCTCGGGATTCGCTCGCCAACATGGAAGCAACGGATGCTGTGCAGTTAACGAATATGTTTCCAACTGTCTCAAGCGTCAATCTGCGGGGCGGTTATCAGCAGTTTGCAACGGGGATAACAGGGCAAGTTGATAGCCTGTTCAATTACTCAGGCGGCAATTCTGAAAAACTTTTCGCAGTTGCTGGCGGCAAAATCTATGACGTTACCGCAGGCGGTGCTGTTGGCGCGGCAGTAGTATCAGGACTGACTAACAGCCGGTGGGAGTATGTCAACGTCTCAACGCCTGGCGGCGCGTTCATGTACGCTGCAAATGGTTCTGACGCTCCTTTGCTTTACAACGGCACGACCTGGACTTCGATTACAGGCTCATCATCCCCTGCAATTACGGGCGTTACAACAACAACGCTTGATGATGTGACGCTGTTTAAGAATCGAGTTTGGTTCATTCAAAAGAACACCCTCAAAGCATGGTATTTGCCGACTTCCTCAGTTGGCGGCGTTGCTGAACAGTTTGACTTAAGTTCGATTTGTCGTTTCGGTGGCTATCTTGTATCTATCGGAACTTGGACAATCGACGCAGGTTACGGTGCTGACGATAACCTAGTGTTTGTCACTAGCAATGGCGAAGTGATTGCGTACCGTGGGACTGATCCGGCCTCCGCATCGACGTGGGCGCTGATTGGGGTGTGGAAGCTAGGCACTCCCATCGGCAAGCGTTGTATGTTCAAGTATTCGGGCGACTTGCTGATTCTGACCCTTGACGGTTTGTATCCGCTTGCGTCGGCTGTGCAAAGTTCGCGGCTTGATCCGAGGATTGCGCTATCTGACAAGATACAGGGCGCATTTGCGGCTGCAACAAGGACGTATCAAAACAACTTTGGCTGGCAGATTCTGTACAACGCAAAAAACAACGCATTGTTTGTCAATGTGCCGGTATCGGAAGGATCGCAACAGCAGCAGTATGTAATGAACAACATCACAAAAGCGTGGTGCAACTTTACGAACTGGAATGCGAACTGTTGGGAAATCTTCAACGACGACCCGTATTTCGGCGGGAATGGTTTTGTAGGCAAAGCGTGGACGCTGGACTATCAGGACAATTCTGCAAACATTCAAGCGAACACACTGCAAGCGTTCAACTATTACGGTTCGCGTGGCGTTAAGAAGTATTTTACCCGCGCAAGACCTAGCATTTTCACGAACGGACAGCCGGCAATCTTTGTTGGCATGAACGTCGATTTCGACATTCAAGACACGACTGCCGCGCTTTCGTTTAGCCCGCAGACTTATGGCGTTTGGGGCACGTCGCTATGGGACGTAGGTTTGTGGGGTTCGGATTCAACGATTACGAACAACTGGCAAGGCATTACAGGTATTGGCTATTGCGGCGGCATTCAGATGAAAAGCGCAAGCGGTGGCATTCAGATTGAATGGGCATCGACTGACGTTGTGTATCAAACCGGATGGGCTGGAATATAAGGAAAGGCCCGGCTATCGGGCATTGGGTGGCCAAGCGCGTCGAGGGCGGCTACTTTGAAGGACGCAGCGAAGCGATAGGATTGTGTAAGGACGATCAGATAATTGCAGGCGTGATTTACGAGAACTGGAACAGGAAAAGCATTTGGTGTCACATAGCAATCGAAGGACGGATGACGGGCGCATACCTGGCGGCAATTTTCGATTACCCGTTCAACGTGTGCCAAGTAGACAAGATCATAGTACCGGTAGGAAGCGACAACGCAGCAAGCATCAAGCTAGTAACGAATATGGGATTTGTAGAGGAAAGCCGAATTAAGGATGCAAGGGTAGATGGCGACATTGTTTTCTACACAATGAAGCATGACGCTTGCAGGTTTTTGACTGATCGATATAGTAAAAAAATAGGAGTGCCTCATGGGTAAAAGTTCACCGTCGCCGCCGCCAGCACCGGATTACTCAGGTGCTGCTAGAGAACAAGGCGCTGCCAACGTCGAGACGGCTCGCGTACAAGGTCGTATGTCAAACCCGAACATTGTTTCGCCTTTGGGTACGCAGACGATCACTTATGACGGCGATCAGCCTACAGTCACGCAGAAGCTAACGCCGACTGCCGAGGAAACGCTCGCCTCGCAACAGCGAGTGCAAAAGCTATTAGCGGGACTTGGTGAAACGGGTACGCAGCAAGCGCAAAATGTAATCAGCACCCCGTTTGCACCTACCGGCACAGCAAGTGAAGCATTGCAAACTAGGATTGATACTTCAAACCTAGCGCGGATGCCTGTTAATGCAGGCACTACAGGCCAGCAAGCGATTATGGCTAGGCTTGAGCCGCAACTGCAACGCCGACAAGCATCAATGGAGAATCAGCTTGCCAATCAGGGCATCACGCCAGGATCAGAGGCTTACAGAACAGCGCAAATACAAGAGGCGCAGAACCGTAACGACTTGTTGAGCCAGGCTGCATTGCAAGGAATTAGCCTTGACACAGGCGCACGCGCTCAAGGTTTGAACGAACAGCAAGCAATACTGGCAGCGCAGAACGCCGCACAACAAGCAGAATTGCAGCGCCAGGCGTATTTGCGCCAACAGCCTCTGAATGAGATTACGGGTCTGATGTCAGGCTCGCAAATTCAGATGCCACAGTTTCAAGGCTATCAAGGGCCGACTGTTGCACCTGCTCCGATCTTTGCAGGGGCGCAAGCACAGGGTCAAGCAAATATGCAGCAGTATGGTATTCAGTCTGCTAACGCTAATGCTTCAAACGCGGGGCTGTATAACTTGCTAGGCGCAGGCGCTCAAGCAGCAGCAGCAGCACCCGCAGGAACTTTTACGTTCTCGGATCGTCGGTTGAAATCCAACATTGAACGCATAGGCACACATTGGTCAGGAATTGGCATCTACGAATATGACATTTTTGGCAATCATCAAATAGGCGTAATGGCAGATGAAGTTGAAGCGGTGATGCCGGAAGCTGTCATTGAGCATTCAAGCGGTTACAAGATGGTTAACTACGGGGCATTGGCATGAATTCAATGTTCAGTTTTAACCCTGAAGAAAAACGCGTTCGCATGGCGCAAGCATTGGAAAACTACATTTTGCCCGAGCAAAAAGTAGAGATGCCACAAATGCCCGCTAGTGGTGGCGGTGGATTCTCGCCAATGGAAATGGCGAAATTGTTTAAGAAAAAGCCCATTAATCTGTACAGCAGCACCGACGCAAAAAATGCTTCAACGCCTACTGATTTGAACGTGTATCAGGAGAGTCAATAATGGCTGAACAAGTCAGTTTTACTTTGCCAAGTCCGTATCAAGCGGAAATGGCCGATATTGCGCGTCGGCAGCGCATGGCAGAACTTATGCAGCAACAGGCTTTCCAGCCCGCAGAGACGTTTAGCTATGGCGGCATTCAGGCTCGTACTTCTCCGCTAACGGGGCTTGCAAAGATGTTGCAAGGCTATGTGGCTGGCAAAACGCAGCGCGATCTGATCCAAGAGCAGAAAGCATTGGGCGAAAAAGCGCAGACAGAGGCACAAAACTGGTATCAGAACATTGATACTGTGCCGTCTGACATTAGTGCAGAAGATATGATTCCCGCACGAAAGCGTAGTGAAGAGGAACGCAGAGCACACCTGTTCAAAGGTTTGAGCAATCCCGCAACTGCCGGATTTGCACAAACAATGCTTGCTCAAGATAGGGAAGAAAAAGATTTCCAACGTGCGTTGAACGCTGCTAGAGGAAATCAAGCGCCTGTTTCTGCTGCGGAAAGAATGAACCCGATGATTCCTGGACAGCTAGGTTCATCCGTTATGGCAGGTGCAGAAGGCACTACGCCGCCCATAGCGCCGCCCGTTGCACCACAAGCTGCTCCGCAAATGATGCAACAACCTGGGCAGCAAGGGTTAGGTTTGAATCCTGAAGTGCTTGCTATGTCTGCAAGTAAACGTGGTCGAGAGCTTGCAAAATTTTTGCAACAAAATGCGCCTGAGTTTGGCACAAAAGGCGAAACGTTTAGAAAGGCTGATGGCACTCTTATTGAACGAGTGTATGGAAAACGAGGGGAAGTTATTGAACGTCCTTTGCAGGCAACGCCTTATGAAGCTACAACCACAGAAATTCGCAACGTCAATGCAGCATTAACGGGCGCAGGAATTGATCCCAATAGTCAACAAGGTCGTGCGGCTTTTGGTGCGTTTTTGAACAAAATGACTAGCAATCAACCTGCAACAACTGTCAACGTAAACACAGAACGATCTTACTTTGGCAACGTTGCAGAAGGATTGGCAAAGTCTGATGCGTCAACAATAGAAGCAGCACGTTCAGCGCCTGAAAGAGTAACAAGCGCAAGGCGTGTTATTGAAACATTAAAGCAAAATCCAATTACAGGAACAGGTGCAAACTTGAGGCTGTCTTTGGATAAAGCGTTATCTACTGCTGGTTTGATTGATCCTTCAAGAACGCAAGCGACTGAAAATCTTATGTCTAGCTTGGCTGCTGGAACGTTGGATTCAATTCGTACAAGCGGGCTTGGCGCAGGACAAGGATTTACTGACAAAGATAGAGAGTTTCTTGAGCGTGCTAAATCAGGAAATATCGAAATCAATGCTCAAACACTTGGCGATTTGGCAAGACTCAATGAACGTGCAGGATTGGCATCCATTGAAAAAGGCAATCAGACAATCAAACGATTGAAGAAAGCGCCTGGCATGAGTGGATTGCAATCTCAGTTAGAGGAAATAGCTGTTCCTGAAAGTGGTGGTGGTGGAGTCCAATTAACCCGAGATCAGCAAGCATTGGAATGGGCAAAATCAAATCCAACTGATCCAAGAGCTGCCGCCATCAGAAAAAGGCTCGGACAATAATGGAAAAATTTGATCCTGATGCGTATCTAGCACAGCAGCCTGCATTCGATCCTGATGCTTACCTAGCATCAGTAAAGGAATCGCCTGCTTCCTGGCAAGTGGGAGTTAATGCTGTCAACAAGGGCATGGCTAACACGATTGACATGTTATTGAATGCTCCTCAAAACGTGGCAAACCTTGCACGCGCGGGGGTTGGTACTGCTGCAATCGCAGCGGGGCGGCCTGATCTTGCGCCTGAGATTCGTCCGACCCCTGATTTAGCTCGCAGAGCGTTTACCGCCCTCGGTGGTATTCGTCCTGAGTTTGAGCCGTCTACTACAGGGCAACGAGTGCTAGACGTTGCAGGACAAGGCGTAGGCGGCGGCGTAATGTCTCCCGCTGCATCGCTAGGCGCAATGGGGCGAAATGTCGCTGTAGGCGGCGTTAGCGGCGCTACAGGGCAAGGTACAACAGAAGCCACAGGAAGCCCGATAGCTGGAATGCTCGCAGGCATGGCAACGCCAAGCGTGATGAGCGCTGCGGGTAATCGAGCGCAAGCTGCTGTTAATCAGGCAAGAATGCAAGAAACAGAGCAAGGCT